GCTTGCTTGGTTTGTTTTCAGCGCCGCCCGATTGGGCTGGCGAGAACATGGCTAGCTGGTGGCCTTTGTGAGTGTGCCACCCGTGAAGGTGAGGTCGATCGTAGAGAGTTCGCCGAGCGATGCGTTGATCGGGGTGTGGCTTTCCAGGTATGCCCCGGTCAGCGTGTACTTTGGCGATGCAGCCGTTGGGGTGGTCAAACCTGCGGCCGTTGGCGACAGTTCCAACGTGGTCGTGGTGCCGACGAGCGCGTAGATCGACGCTTCGGTTTCGTTGGATGCGTACGACTGGTACAGCGTGACGGTGATGCTGTTGTTGGCAAGGCCTGCGGTGTAGGTGCGGGCCGTGGAGCCAAACGCGGTGTTTTCCAACGCTTCAACGGTGTAGGTGACGGTTGCGGCGGTGCATTGGTCAGACAGATCGACGTTGTTGATTTCGATTGCCGGGTTGGACAGGTAGACGCTGGTTGCCATGTTGGGTTACTCCTCGACTGGTTCTGCTTTGACTTTAGACGACTTTTTTGGTTTGTCGGTGGATATGAGGCCAGCCGACAACAGGGCGTCAATGTTGGTGCCTTCTACTGGCTCAAACTTGTCGCCTGGTGTACCAAGGCGTGGGCTGACAATGACGTACATGATTGCTCCTAGCTTGTCTGTGCTTGCATGGTGACGGTGAGATCGTAGGCAGGCAGGATTGAGCCGCCAATGTCGATCACGGTTGGGCGGCCCCCGGTGACGGCCACGTTTTTGGCTAGCAGCATGGCGCAAATGTTGAGCAGGGATCGCTGAGCATCCAGGTTGGCTGGGCCGAGCGTCAGCACTTTGACGGGAAATGTCAGTTTGACGATGTTGTAGTTCCAGCTTTCCCATGATGGTGCGTCAATAAACGCGCACGGTGGGACAATGTTTCGTGGATCGTTGACGACTTGTAGCCCTGTGATGGTTTGCAGGGTTGCGGTTAGGTCGTCGATGGCCTCGTTGAACAGGTCGGTGTATGCGGGTACGGGCATTAGGCCACCTGTGGGCGGTCAATCCCCAGCAGCTGCTTTACCATGCCCGATAGGCCGACGACTGGGGCGGTTGCCATGCCGTCAAACGACGCGAACTGATCCATTGAGCCGCGCTGACGGTACAGGGCACCGCCGTACATGATTGTGCCTAGGGTGACGTCGCTTGATGGGCTGGTGCTGACGCTGTCGATGTATCCGGCTTCTTGGCGGCGGCGGTAACAGAACTGGTTGGCGGCTGCGGCGCATTGCGTCAAGAACGCTGCGTCGCCCGCGGTTGCGGTACCGATACCCAGCCAGTCCTCAATGTTGGTTGCGGTGATCCAAGTGCAGACAGGCGTGTATGCGAGCGACCCGGTAGATGCCACGCGGTCAACGTTGCTGGCGGTCTTGGCGTACAGCACCTGGTTTTGGATCGGTACCTGATAGTCGTACATCAGGTCGCCCTGGCTGTCTACGCCAAGGTACAAATACTGTGGCAGGGCATAGCACGTGTACGAGCCATTGAAAGTACTGTCGACGCCTGTGACGGTGATCGCGCCGCCTACGACTACTTCGGAGGGGGTGAGTAGTTGTAGGACGGCGTAATTATCGAGTAGGTACTTGTGTGTGACCGTGTAGGTGGCCATGTTGTGGGCCTCCTTTTAGGGTCACGGGCTGACGGTGATGGACTTGACGAGGTCGCTGTCGGCGATGAACGTTGCGACGTACCCGTAGTACGAGAACGTGCGTCCGAGGGTGCTTGGCACCTCGACCGACATGAGGCCGCGTACCTGCTCGTAGAACTCGATTGCGGAGCCCTTGGCGACGACCATGGTGTTGGTTGCAAAGTTGCGATCCACGACGAGGTTGAGGCCGAACGGGTTGAACGTGTTCATTTGCGTGACGTTTGCGGTGCCCATTGCGTTGACGCCCATGAGGCCTGCGGCGCCTGCGTATGGGAATACTGGGCGCTTGTCTGCGTCGAGCTGCTGTCCGAGCAACTTGTACACGTTTGGCGAAACGAAAACGTGGTCAGGCAGGAAGTTGCTGGCCGACAGAATGTCGACGGCTGCGTCGTAGATTGCGGCGCTGAGCGTTGACGGGTCGGTGGTGTTGTACGTCCAGGTCGACCCCGATGCTGATGCGCCCGCGGTGATCGCGTCTGCTGCGACGTTGTCGGACGCGAGCAGGTACTGACCTGCGAGGTCGCGCAGAATGATTTCCATTGCTGCGGGCGACGTGAAGTCAATGTCCTGTACGGACAACGTGACGGCACCGCTGAGGGTGGTTTTGCTGATGACGTTCGATGCAATCACGGGGGTGGTGGCCGAAACTGGGTTGAGTTCAGGCGACTGTGATGCGACCGACGGGTGCGTTGTCCACGTCGGGCGGATGAACGTCTTTTGATTGCCACCATCGGGCATGGCGCGAGCGCCGACTGCTGCGACGACTGGGCGGATGTAGTTCAGATCCTGAAACACCGGGCCGAGAACTGGGACTGGGAGCAAACCAGGCGTGTCGGTGGTGAGAGTGTCACCTGCGGCTGCCTGAAGTGCAGACTGGCGCGAAAGTGCAAAGTCGCGGGCGGCTGCTGCGACGTTGCGGAACGTTTCGCCACCAATGTGCATTGCGGCGAGGTATTCGCCTGCGGTTGGCAGGTCGTACTTGCGCTTTGGCTGTGCCGGGATTGGTGCGGTTGGGATCGCGGCCTCGACTGCTGCGGCCTCGACGACTGGTGCATTTTCCATTGCTGGTGTCTCCTCTTGTGGGGTCTCTTGTTCAGTATTGCCGATTTCTTCTTCGGGTTGGTGGATACTTGCGGCTACTTCGGTGATGGCGGCTGCGTCGCCGAACGCTCCGACGGGTACGAGCGACAGCTCTACCCAGTCAGCGGCCTTGACGATCATGGTGCCGTCGTCGTCGTAGCTGAAGTCGGTGGGGGTGACGCCGATGGATACCTGGTCAATGACGCCTTCGGACAGCATGATCATGGCGTCCTGGCCTTGGCTAGATGCCGAGATTTTGGCGGTGAACAGCATCCCTTCGGGACTGTCGACGCGCTCGGTGACGACACCGACGGGCATTGTGCTGTCGTGATACATGAACAGGCGCGGTGCCTTGCCTTCAACGGGTAATGCGCCTGGCTTGATGATGACGTCTTGCCCGGATGCAACGGTTGCTTTGACGTTGTACGGTACGGCGACGCCGCTGATTTCGCGTCGGCCTGCACCTTTACCAGCGATGATGCTGATGTCGGTGGCATGGAATTTGATCATCGGTTTGCGATCCTCTCTTGCGTGTTTTCTTGAATGTTGACTTCGGATGGTTCATCCATTTTGTCGGCTGCGTACTCTTCTTCAAGGTATTCGTCGGCGTCGAATTCGACATATGTGCCGCGTGGTAGCACGTTGTCCATTGACAGGGTTGCGGCGATCGCTTCGGCGTACAGCTTGACACCGAAAATGTAGAGGTCGGCGCGGGCCTGTTGTGCTGACTGATACGAGTACGACCCGGTAGATACGCCGACGAGGTATGGCGGGACGTTGCCGAGGCGGGCGGCTTCAAGCGCCGAGTAGTTGGCGCTTTCGATCAACAGCATTTTGTCGGGCGTCATTGTGGTCGGCTCATAGTTCAGGTATTGGTTGAGCGCGGCGGTTTGGTTGGTGGCTCGAGCTGCGTTGAATTGGGCGGCAATGTCGGTTAGTTCTTGGGCTGACAATGGTTCGCCGTCGGTCTGCTTGAGGATGCCTGCTGGGATTGAACTGCTGGCGTTGCGGTTGCGAGCCGCCTCAATCTTGAGGGCGGTCTCAATCGCGCCTGGCGCCGAGTAAATGAGGCCTTGGGTTGGGCTGAGGAATTGCACGAGGTTGGCTGGGTCGAGTTCGCCGCCGTTGAAGTACACCTGTTTGGATGGTGCAAACCACACCGGGCCAACTTGGTCAGGTGTCGTGATTGACCCGGTCGGCAGACGGGTGAATGATGCGGGGTAGCCGTCGGCGGTGCGTGACGTGATGTACCAAAACGCGCGACCGTAGAAGAACAGGTCGTCAAATGTCCACGCCATGATGTGCCCGTAGAACACGCTCGGATCGGGTCGACGTAGCCATGACCGCGGCGCTAAATACACCTTGGTCATTTCTTCCTCAAGTTCGTTCCAAACTTCGTTGTACATCTTGAGCGGCATACAGCTGATGACGGATGCCATGAGGTCGCGCGCACGGTTGATTGCTGGTACTGAAATTGCGCGGTTACGAGCTTCACCTTCCTGGTAGGTGTAATACTGGCCGATCATGTTTGGGCCTTGCGCGTTTGACGTGTAGCCGACAGCGGCTTGCACTTCAGCTACGGGGGTGGTGCTGATTGCGGCAGTCTTTTTAGCGAACAGGGCCATGCGTCAAGTGTGCCACAAGCGTCAAGCGTTTATGTGTACCCGCCCGCCGACACGATCCCGACGAAAGGCCGGGGCGGGTACGTCGCAACACTACACGCTGACGATCATTGGGCGCCCGCTTTGTGCTGGTCGAGCGACCATCCCCGCAGCCCACACCATGCAACGCGCCAGCTCAATTGGGCCGGGTGAGCGTTGCGACGACAGCACCAACGTGTTCTGTGTTTTGACCGCAACCGCACGTTGGACGTGTTCAGCGAGCATGGTCTCTCCGGTGTGCAACAGCCTGCCTTGGTTGATGAGGTCGCGCACGACGGGGGTGAGTTTGCCGAGTTCGGCGTAGCCGACGATGACGCGGCGGCGCTCCAGGTTGGGCGGGCAGATGGCGTCGATGCTGGGCGACATGGCGAACCGTACTGTGGGGTCGGTGGCGACCTCGGCAAGTTTGTCGTACAGCTCGCCGATCGTGTCAACGACAAATGCGATGGTGCAGACGGTGCGACCGTCGGGCAAGTTGACGGCTCGCACGGCGGCATAACGGGAGTCGTCAAGGCTGGCTTCAATGGCGATAATGCCGCCCATTGGGATCGGGCCGCGGTGTTCAAGTTCAGGCCAGCGTCCGGGTGCGATCCAACCGCGGGCGACCGTCACCCACAGGTTGAGGCTGGCGCGTAGGAATGATGCGCGATCAGGGTTTTCGCTTTCTTGCTGCAACGTGTCAAGGGTGAGGGTGTGGCCGATGGCGGGGTTGCCCCATGTCCACGACGCCGGCGACATTGGATCGACGTGCGGTGGTGGTGACCATTCGGCCATGTAGTTGACGGTGGGTTGCCCGCTGTCGATTGCGCGTAGGCCGTGTTCGCGCCAACGCTGAAACAGGACTGATGCCTCGGTACCTGCGGTTGACATGAACAGGGCGAACGGGTTTTTGCGGGCGCGTTGCGCCGGCATCAGACCCCCCTCAACGACTTCTGCGTCTACGTCAAAGAGTTCGTCAACGATGAGCAGGTCGATGCTCATGCCGTGGCCGGCGTTATGTTTCGCAGCTTTGATCCACCACGTCGTGCCGTCCGGCATCGTCACCTTGTTGCGACCATACGACCGCGACACATAGGCGCCGTATTTGTTTTCAAGAATGTCAGCCAGGTCGTCAAACACCATGACGGCCAAGTCAAGGCGGTGGGCGACCGACACGATCGTTTGCTTCTCGCCCCTAATTTTCGGCATCTCCAGCAGCCAAAAGAGGATGACTGATTTCAGAATGATCGACTTGCCGTTCTGTCGGGCCACCGACCCCAACGCCGACCGATGCACAAGCTCCCCCGCATCGTTGAACGCCATCGCCCGATCAAGAAAATGCACCTGCCAAGGCATCAACTCAAGCCCAAGCGCGTCCAAACATATGTCCCCCACGAGCGGCCCAAACGATCCCGCCCCATCCGGGCTAATCGTTTCAAGCCTCGGCTGGTCATGGCCAGTTGGCGCCAGTTCAGGCTGGTTCAAGCTGGTCTTGGGATATTCGAGAT